CCATAAAAACTACCGGATTGAAAATGCTGCAGAGAGGGCTGAATATAGTAGAAAATATGCGGCAGAGCATCGTGAGGCGGTCAAGGCGACCAAAAAGGCGTATTACGAACAGCACAAGGAAGAAATTATTGAGAAGCAAAAAGCGTACGTTGAGGCCAACAAGGATGTAGTAAAGCTGCGAAAGAAGGAATGGGCGGAGAAAAACAAGGAGCATCTGGAGGAAAAGCGTAAGAAGTATGCGGAAGATAATAAAGAAGCCATACAAGAGAGGGGCAAGGAATATTATGAAAAGAATAAGAATGTCATTAAGGAAAAGCTAAAAGTCTATCGTGAAGAAAACAAGGAGAAGGCGAAAGAATACATGAAGGCATATAGAGAGCAGAATCGTGAAAAACTATCAGAATCACATACATGTGATTGTGGCGGTAAATACACTAAGAATCATGAGGATGTTCATAAAGCCAGTAAACGGCATGTGAAATTTGTCGCATCTACGAGCCCTTCAACAGCCCCCCATACGTTTCCTTGATTTTATTTGAAGTTTCACTGAAAGTCTCGGGAATATATCATATTTACTCCATACTCGCCTTACAGGCGGGCACCTGGAAAGCCGACGAGATTGGCGCCAATACCGAACCCAGCGCCCTGGCGTGCCGTAGCTCCAATACTGGGGCTCACCACATCCAGAATGGCGAAAACAGCCGCGGCCACTACACCCAGGGTGAGGATCTCATCCCAAGGGAGTCGGTGACGAGGAACAAAGATCGCAGCCACTGCCACAAACAGACCCTCCACCAAATATTTGATCATGCGATTCAGTATCTCGGATGTGGCGTCCATAACTTCTATATTTCACATAGAGATTTTTTCCGAGTTCCTGCGTTTTTTCCATCTAAAGCAAAGCCTCTTGCCTACTACAGAATGTCAAGCCCCGCGCACGAGGATTTTCTGGAAGAGGATGTTGAGATCCCAGGACAGAGGTTCTGTCTCCTAAGTTTCCTCAGTCCGGAGAAGGTCCTTGCAAATAAGGATGTATTCCTTTTCAACCAATTTATCAAAACATACGAATTCCAGAGCCGGACAAAGAATCTGGAGGCCTATCTCATGAACCTTGTGACTGGGATTAACGCAAAGCTGGACAAAGAAGCCGACTCACTTCTAGAACAGGATCTGAGCGGCGCATCAGAGATATGTCGTAAATCTAAAATCCGCCTGGATACCCTCATGGACGATTATCACAACTTTGTAAAGACCAATGAGCATGAGCTAAAAGAGTCAAAGCTCAAGGAACTCTATGACGACTTCCTGTTTGCGAATAGGACAAAGATGGAGGATGAATTTTACGCACAGAACGATTTCCGAACGACGGTTCGTGGTCTGAAGATTCGCGGTGTCTATGGGACACAAGGCGAGGCGGTGGCCCGATCCAAGAAGCTCCAGCGCCAAGATACACTTCATAATATCTTTGTAGGCGAAGTCGGGAAATGGCTTCCATGGGATCCGGAGCCCAGCGAGATTGGTGAGCAAGAATATGCCGAGGAGCAACTGAATACATTGATGAAGAAGTATAAGGAGAATGAGGAGCAGCGCGAGCAGTTCCAAAAGGAGCAGCGTGGCAGGCACACTTCGAAGAGATCCGAGGAGGCGGGTGTGAAAATGATTTCGGATGAAACCTCTTCACCGGAATCATTCTCGGATATGTTCAGTTCCGTGGGACCTGCCGATCTTGCAATGGCCCGTAAAACAGTGAAGGATCTTTCTGGAAATTCTGCGTAATAAGTATAATGCACCCATCCATTCTTGCGCATATTCTCAGTGGAGCATTGATGTTTCTGGCGATATATTTATTTTTTACGAATAAGCTGCGCAACCTTGACCCCTATCGTATGCTCGTGTTAGTCTTATTGTTTTCTGTTACTATCGGTGTTCACGCTATTTCTCATTTGGGCCTTGAGAGAGCCTATGGATATTTTTAGAAGCTCCTCCTCTTAATAAATAAAACGTCTTGTAGAAGTTTTATTTATTATTCTGTGATACGATTCTGTATTATTTTTCAGGGAAGTAATTATTCGTAATAGCAGCCATCACAGGGCGGCAGACATTCTCCTGACAGAACTCACCCTCGCTACATGTAACACCCTTGCAGTCGCCCTTGCGAGAATCAAACCCCCCACTGGCCTGGAAGCCTTCGGGGAATGAACGCGCAAAGGTGCGTCGGATTACAGGGAGGAACGCCACGGCAAAGACAAGAACAAGGAGCAGGCCTACCAGAGAATATCCTTTGCTAACCTTCATATCTACTAGGATTCCTCATATTTCACGGGACCACCGGGAGGGGATTCCTATCATAAAGCTGGGGTTCGTTGGTATTATAACAAAATCCATTCATACAGCGTTTAGGAAATGGGCATGGTTCTAAATCTGTTCCACATCGCTGAGGCTGTCCGTATACTTGAAATCCCTCGCTTGCCAGAATGGGGTTGATGCGGATTATACGATCCGCGACCAAAAATAAAAATGCAAGAAGTGCTATAATGCCAATTGAATACAGATCTATATTCATCTATCGTGATGTGCCAAAATTAAGATACCTATGGACGATGGGGTAGAAACAGCCCTAGTTCTTTTTCTGAACATTGATGGATGGCCCTTTCAGCTTACGTGCATTCATAGGATCAAAGGCATTATCATCTTCTTCCTGTTTATCGCGAAAGTAGTTGGCCGAGTGCTGCCAGAACTCGGCTGCCCCGATACGAAAATCGGGGTGTAGATCGGCTTTATACCAGAAAATACAGTCCTCCAGCTTTGCCGATTGACTCGTATTATCCACCACGAGGCATTCGTAATTCTGGGTACACTGGTCCATGATTTGACAGAAGAACTCAAAACTGGGAAAGGCGGATGCATAATTGTCAAAAATGCGCTTGCGATTTGTTGCGTAGGGTTCGCGCAAAATGAATACAAAGTCCACGTTGGTCCGGAGAGCTGGTTGAATACCAAGAGGATACTGCATCGTGATAATGAAAAATACCTTTAACCAACGCCCATTCATAAAAAGATACCGAATATTCTTATCATGCGTCCAACTATCATCATACATACAGTCATCCAGGATCATAAAGGAGCGAGGATCCAGTCGCGACTTTCCACCCCCTTGTTGCTCTCGCTGAATACGGCCCATAATCATCTTTTGCCGCTTCACGTAATTGGCTAAAATCATGGCCGAGAATTCGCCATGGATAAAAAGAGGGGGAATCATTTTTCCATAAAAGGAGTTGGATTCTTCCGTCCCACTAATCACGGTGCCAAGTGGCATATCTTGGTGATGAAACAGCAAATCACGAACAAGTGTGGATTTGCCCGTGCGACGACGCCCAATAAAAATAACCACGGCATCCTGTGGGACTTTTCGCATATCAAACTTCTTCAATGAGACATTCACAGCTCCCGACATTGAACAACTACATAGTCATTCACCTTTTTTAGCGTGCGTCATACCGCGAACTAAAGGCTCTTATGTTCCGTAAGAAATGGATACAAATCTCCGGGGAATGCAACTACCCTCTCCTCGTTTCCGGCAAGCACCTCTCCCTAAAGAGCTATGTTCCGTGCGTGGCTTTCATTCCCTACAGACCTTTTTCCCCACGCTATCGAGTCTGTATAACCTCAAAGGGAAGCACAAGGAGAGCGTATGGCTCGATTCCAAGTGGAGAATTAGGGGAATTGATATTTCCGGAACATCGGGGCCCTGTTTTCTGAAACTCGTGCCCAATGTCGATGTATCCGGAGATATATCCCCGAGTGAAACACGGTCGCAATCAGCCTACATGAAAGTCACCCACCTCCTGGATCCTATCCGATGGATGAAAGGGAAATACAGTTTGCCGAAGCAAAATGGTCTGCCTTGGGATACACAAACATGGGCTCCCGCATGGACCAAACTACAGGATTCTTGGAACCAGGCATATGTAGAGGCTGTAGCAAGCTATGCTCTTGGCCGCCTTCGAGATGAAGGTATCTCACCCCACTTTAATGAATTTTATGGAGCTTTCTGTGCTAGGGCCGACATATATAGATACAATCTGACGGAAGAGATCGGCGAATATAGAACTTCGCCCTGGTTCTGGAGGGGTCAGAAGAATTCCCTTTTCAAACTATGCATCCTTGATCGTGTACATCCTGGGACAGATGTTCCCGAGGATATCATGGATGAATATTTACGCGAGCCATCTGTTCTTGATTCGGATTCGGATTCGGATTCGGATTCGGGTTCAGAAGCAGGCGATATCTCTGTGGATTTGGATTCGGACGATGATGAAGTTATAGATGTCAAAATATCCGATGACATGGCATCTCTTCATTCAGATGGAATGTCTGATATTTCATTCACAGAGAATAATCAGCGCAGTGAATCCGAGTCATCCGATGCATCATCTGAAGAGGTGGATGATACTTACAAGATATACGCAGAATTGAACGATTTCCCAGTGATGCTTATCGCCATTGAACAAAATAGTGGCACTATGGATGAGCTTCTTGATTCTATAGAACTTGTGGGGGCGAAACATGGGACGCCCGAGTGGGAGATTCGGTGGTCTGCGTGGCTGTTTCAAGTGATTGCCGCGCTTACAGTGGCCCAGGCCATGTTTGGATTTACGCACAATGACCTCCACACCAATAATATTGTATGGATTCCTACAAGCGAGGAATTTTTATATTACACTCTCAAATCTGGCGCAACATTTAAGGTCCCTACATTCGGAAAACTCTTTCGGATCATCGATTATGGCCGTTCCATTTTTACCATAAACGGAACGCAATTCATCAGTGACGATTTTCGGGATGGGAATGATGCGGGCGGCCAATACGCATTTGAACCATTGACCGAGGGAGCAGATCCTGAAATTCCCCCAAACCCCTCGTTTGATCTGTGCCGACTTTCCGTGAGTTTGTTTGAAGCTCTTTTCCCAGAAGAACCCGAAAACTGCGAGAGTAAAGAAGTCCTCAGTTCGGAAGAAGGCCTTACTGTTCTTAAATCCGTATCGCCACTTTATAATTGCCTGTGGTCGTGGATGGTGGATGACAATGGTGAGAATGTCCTAGTCAATGCGGATGGATCCGAGAGGTTTCCCAATTTTGATTTATATAATCATATAGCAACATCTATACATAACGCGATTCCATCCCAGCAATTTACACATCCAGCTTTTGACCAGTTCCAAGTGAACCCGTCAGAAGTTGGGGATGTCAAAAAATGGCAGTTGTTTATTTAGAGTGCTTCTTCTTTTTCATAGTCTTATTCTTCTGATGCCGGTGAAAGCCTCTCCAATAAGAAGGTCCATAGCTAACAAGTAGCTCGTCCCCAGCTTTTATTTTACGTTTGCTAAAAACATTTCCATCATCATCCCACCATATGTTTGTTTTCATAGTTGTCCCCCTTGGACCATTCACGCGTGATACCCAGTTATAGCCCTTTTTTTCTCCATCGACATTTATTGTCCCGTTTTTTAGTGTGAGAACATATGGGGCATGATCCACGTGCTTGAATCTTTTAGTGAACTGGTCGGGGGTAAGTGCTTCTCCTCTATAAATCCCAAGCATTTCACCAGAGTTTATATCTTCTTTCGCAAATACCCCATTTCCAGCATTGGGTATGTTGGATGGCCTGATTTCTACGAGATGATTTTCTACATATTTTTCTCTTTCTGTTTTTGGAACTCCTGGGTAGAATTTTGTCATTTAATATATATTAATTTAAAATTTCGGAACACCTACTTTGACTTCCACTTCCTCTACTATCTTGACAACTTCCTCTACCTCT